CACCGATGTACCCGAAGGCATTCGAAGAGTGGTGGGAGCACTACCCCCGCAAGGACGCCAAGAAGGCTGCACTCGAAGCATGGAGGCGGGCGTGCAAGCGGGCCAGCAAGGAAGACCTGAACGCTGGCGCCATCCGCTACGCCAACGACCCCAACCGAGTTCCGAAGTTCACCAAGCAACCAACTAGGTGGCTCAACGGCGACTGCTGGCTCTCCGACGAACTGCCCGGCGACGAGAAGCAAGCCGTGAATTGGGAGTCACTGTGAACATCGACTACCGCGAGATCACCAAGACCGTCTTCAAACTCGCCATGAACTACGACGACCGGATCAGCCGACCCACCACCGAACGAATCGACGCCTGGACCGACCTCTTCGCAGGCAAGATCTGGCCCGACGAAGCCCAATCCGCCGTACTCGACCATTACGCCACCGTTCCGTGCGGAGTGCTGATGCCAGGCGACGTCATCGGTTACTGCCAACGCCAACCGCCATGGTCCTCCATCGACCACGCCACAGACTGGATTCTCACGTTCGGCGTCCAGAACCCCTACAGCGGCGCAATCGAGGCTTACAGCGGCATCCAAGAGCCAGTAATCGCTATCCCTGAGTCAGTCCCGAGGTGCGGCGAGAAGCAATACCTCATCGAACAACTCTCAGCATGGGCGAAACCGAGACTCGACGAACTCGCCCACGCCATCGTCGCCAAACAATTCCGACCCTGGTGGACCAACCAATGACCAACTCATTCGAACGACTCTGCGACGCCCTACGAGACGCCGGCTCCACCGTCATCGAACGCGGCAACCACCGCGCCGAAGCGCAAGCACCCGGACACTCACCCGCCGACCGATCCATCAGCATCCTCTACAACGCCGCAGAAGGCCGCACCGCCTTCATGTCCTTCGCCGACGACAAAGAAACCGTCCTCGACTCACTCGGACTCACCTACGCGGACCTGTTCGACAACCCTCAAGGATCGAGCTACGACTACGGAGATGGCCGCACCGTCTACCGGACACCTGACAAAAAGTTCCGTCAATCCGGCAACACCAAAGGCACGGCACTCTTCCACGCCGACCGCATACCAGCCGCCGAAACCGTCTACCTCGTTGAAGGCGAACATGATGTCCTAACCCTGGAGCAGGAAGGCGTCACGGCCACCTGCACCGCAATGGGCGCAGGCAAAGCACACCTCTTCGACCTCACCCCACTGCACGGAAAAAACGTCGTCATCGTCCAAGACATGGACGCACCCGGCGCCGCACACGCCGCACAAGTCGCCGAACTCCTCGCACCACACTCCAAAGTCACCGTCGTCGCACCAAAAGTCGGCAAAGACGCGGCCGACCACATCACCGCCGGACACGGCATCAACGACTTCACCCCCGTCGACGGCGCCGAAAAACACCTCACCTTCGCCGCCATCGCACGGGAACTCGAGAACGCCCGCAACATGACCCTCACCGAAGGTCTGGACCACCTGCGCGCCACCATCACCCGACTCACACCCGTCGACAACGACACCGCACTCAAGAGCGTCGAACAACTCATCGGCGAGTGGTGGGAATGGATGGAAGCACCCAACGGCACCGGAGTCGGACGAGTCATGCCCACCCCCTGGCCCGAGCTCAACGCAGTACTTGCCGGCGGATTCCATGCAGGCCGCTCCTACGTGTTCGCAGGCAGGCCAGGCGCAGGAAAATCGTTGGGGCTGTCGAACTTCGCCGCCTACGCAGCACAATCCGGCGCAAAAGGAATGCTCTACTCGGTCGAAATGGCTGGCCTGGAAATCATGTCCCGCATGCTCGCCGCCGGAGCCAGCGCCGAATACAAACAGATCACCCGCCGCGAACTCGACGCCTACAACCTGGACCGCATCGCCACATTCTCCGAAAAGTTCAAGACCGCACCGTTGTACGTCAGTGACCGATCGTCGCTGACCATCTCACGTGTCGCATCCGAAGCGCGCCGCATGAAAGCCGAGAAGGGTCTCGACTTCATCGCAGTCGACTACATGCAACTCCTGAAATCCAACCTCGCAGACCGGCAACAGGCACTCTCGGCCATCTCACGCGAGACGAAAGTTCTTGCAGGCGAACTGGATGTTGCCCTGGTATCCGCGTGCCAGCTCAACCGCGAGAACACTAAACAGTCCCGTCGCCCAATGCTTTCCGACCTCCGTGAATCCGGGGCGATCGAACAGGACTGCGACGTGGCGATCTTGCTGCACCATCCCGAATCCTCGGACGGATACCCCACCGGCGAAGTGGAACTCATCATCGCCAAAAACCGCACTGGGCCACTAGTCACCATCACCGTGCCCTGGAGACCTCACTATTCGCGTATCGGCTGAAAGGACGACATGACTACTGCTATCCCCACCCGCTACGGCGACTGTCACTTCCGCTCCCGCATAGAGGCCCGTTGGGCTGTACTGCTGGACTACCTCGGTGTCGGATGGGAATACGAGGCACAAGGATTCGACCTACCGTCTGGCGCCTACCTGCCTGACTTCCGCCTCGACTTCGGCGAAGGACCAGCGGTCTGGTGGGAAGTCAAAGGCGCACCTCCCACTGAAGCTGAGATGCAATCCCTGTTCGAACTGTCCATCGAAACCAGGGAAGTGGCGTACATCGCCTGGGGTGCCATCCCACGCGACTTCACAGAGGAATCGCGGATCAGTGACCCATCCGGCAATCTGGTCCGCTGGTTCCAGACTTCCGGGTCTATCGGTTGGCTGCCAGCATCACTGAAATCGGCTGTGGGTATCGACAGTCTGAAGCTCTACAACGCTTACGAGGCAGCGCGTTCCGCCCGATTTGAGCGTGCAGCATGACCGCCACTCTCATGCACTCGTTCCGCCTCCGTCGCCGCTACCACCGAAGCGGATGGAAACGATGAGCGGGCGGTTGCGTGTCGTCTCGGATGACGAATCTGAGCCGTTGTCTATCGATGAGTTGCAACGTCGCGGGAATGCGCTTCTGGTTGGCGCTAGAAATGCCGCACTCAAAGCATTGCGCGCGTCCCTGCGTCTGGAGTTGGTAGATGCGCCTCGGAGCTATTCACCGGTCCAGGTGCGTGACATGCAACGCCAAGCCGAAGCGGCAGCGCTGGCATGGAGCGACGTTGCGGCGACTCTCGCTGAACTCAACCGCGAGTTCACCAAGTCGAATCGGAGGGCCAGACAATGACCCTCTGTCACGTCGATCACACAGGTTTCCATCACCTAGCCGTCACCACGGATCAACCCCACTGTCGCTGCGGCCAGAAATTCGGCAGCTGGTTGGCGTTTGATCAGCACCTCGATGCCGTGAGCATTGGGACCGTTAGCCATGACGTGGGGGAGCGGATGTGAGCAGCGACCGAGGAACCACCAAGAAAGTCTGGTGCTGCGGACATGGCGGCTACTGCAACGGCTTCCAAGGCCACATGGACACGTACATGTGCCACTGCGCCTGCCACACGCCCACCCCCCAGCCTGTCAACCGAAAGGACCAGAAATGATGTTCGATGACGTGCACGACGCCCGAGAGTTGATCACCCAAGCCATCGGCGCTGGCTCAATGTGCTGGGTTGGGGGAACTGGCGCCCTTGAGTTCGATAGCAACGCGGCCACCAAAGTCGCAGACGCCGCATACCAACGGCTGCAAGCGATCCTCTCTGGAATCCTTTCCGCGCCCCTTGTAGAGGCAGGCGCCATCGCATTCAGTGAGTCCTGTTGCGGCAAGTGCGTCGGCGGCACCTGCTACGTCGACCAGATGACGGGAGCCTGACCCCCTCATGACCACCCCCGCCGATCACACCGAAACCGGGACGGGCACACACGGATGGTGCCCTGAGCATCAAAACGTTCGATTCTTCTGCGAATACAAGCACCCCGAAAACCTGCCCCTCGCTACCCGTCCGCCTGAACTGTGGGTCAACGATGTGCGCGATGCCGGTGGTGACTGGTGATACCCCTTCGCGCATTAGTCGGAATCGTGATTATCACCTGCATAATCGCATTCCTCGGCGGTGTTGCGGTCGGCATCGGGAAAGACCCATGGTGCCTGCTCGGCATCCCCTTCATCGTCATGGGCTACATCGCATCGAGCCGAGTCGACCGATGACCCGCGATCTCACGGAACTCCTAGACCCCGACAGTGCAGTGGTCACCGAAGCGCTCACAAGGACATGCGACCTATGCAAGGCGCGCAAAGGATGCCTGTGCAACAACACGATTGATCCTGACGAGCCGATTCCCTATCGACTCGTACACCACGGACGATGCACAGATCGCAGCCGAGAAACCAAGGAGGACGAATGAGCAACTCGCCCTACACCTTCGCCCACCACGAACCGCCACCGCCAGACGAATGGCGCAAACAAGCAACGTGCCTCGGACGCCCCGTCAACCTATTCTTCCCCGCCGAAAAAGACCGACCAGCAGTCATGCAAGCAAAAGCCATCTGCGCGACCTGCCCCGTCAAAAACGAATGCCGCCAAGAAGCCATCAATAACCACGAACGAGGCGTCTGGGGCGCAACCACCGACACCGAACGCCAACCACCCCGCCAACGACGCAAACCACCCAAACCGCGCACGGCCTGCGGAACCCCACACGGACACGTCGCCCACTACCGACACGGCGAATCCTCCTGCCGCCAATGTCTCGACGCACATAGAGACAAACGACGACAACTACGAGCCGAGAGGAAGGCCGCCGGATGACACCACGCACCTGTCCGACATGTTTTCGCGTCGATGTCCCCAACCTGTTCCCCTGCAAAGTGCTGGGCGAGCTAGCTGTCTGCAAGTACTGCGGTGACCGGTATCCCGAAAAGGAGAGCGCGTGAGTAACCAGGAATGCCAGCGTTGCGGCGCCAAATCCATCGACGCCTTCCTGTGCCGCCTACACGCCACCGACCTGAAGCGGCACCTATCTGAACTCGCCGGCAGCCTTGACATCAAGACAGGCCGTGCCACGACTGGCTGGATTGAGAACCTTGCCGACAGCGCGCAGGGGCAGGCGCGGATCGGCCGCGACAATGGCAGGCGTTCCCGTAGCGATTCCGAAGCGCCACTCAGGTTCAACGAGAAGGCGTCTACGCTATTGCGACAGGTGCATGGGACGTTGGCTCGTTGGGTGCAGGATCTTTGCGAATCACGCGGGGTTGAGTACCGGCCCGTCAAGTTCGTGAGACTCGACCTCGTAGGCCCACTGCGAATCCAAGAGTTGCGGGGCGTGCGGTACTCCAGTCACGGCGCAGATCTAGCGCTCTGGCTAGAGATTCACGTCGCCGCGATCCTAGGCAGCGAGGACGCCGGAATGTGCCTCGATGAGCTGGAAAGTTCCATCGGTGCCATTAAGGCTGCCGTGGATAGGCCGCCAGACATGCGCGAGGTCGGTGAATGTCCCTCGCATCTCGACGACGGCACGATCTGCGCGAACTATTTACGTGCCGACCGTGACGCTGTTGAGGTGACGTGTCCCGAATGTGGAGTGTCGCACAATGTGGACAGGGTGGTGGATGCGTCATTGTCCCGTGCTGACCACATGCCATGGACGTCGGAAGCCATCATGGAAATCGTTGATCAGCACGGCTTGCGGCTGAGTCCCAGGACGTGGCGCGACTGGCGAAAGATGGGCGTGGTCAAGCCGTGCCTATGGCAACGAGCCGACGGAAGTATCGGCATCGGTAAGCAAAACCTCGATGATGTGCCCCTATATCGGCTTTCGGATGTCCGGATGGCGATGGCCAAAAAAGGGGAGCGCGGACGACGCGAAGTAGCGTGATGAACTACAAACGTGTAGTTAACGTGGTAGATTGCCGCATGGGTGGCCTTCAGGCTTCCCAAAAACGCTCCGAAGCCACTGGCTACGGGGCGTTTCCCGTTGATCGGGAGGATTCGTCAATGGCCACCGCCACGCACATCACTACACAACTCGCCGGACTGATCACAGCGGCCTTAGAGGATGTACGCACGGCGCGTGAGCTAGACGACCCCATCGAAATCGAGATGGCCGAAGAAAACCTAGATCGAGCGTTACGAGCAGTACCCCGAAGTCACGCGGGAAAGTAGAACCACATGGACGACAAGACGATCCGCAAGCTAGCCAAAGCGCTCGCGGAAGAACTGCGCCGCAACCCCATCCCAGTCATCACAGCGGCCGAGTTGGAAGCCAAGCAGGTCAAGGAAGAACGCGACCGGCATAGGGCGGCGATGGAGTGGGACGCCAAGCTAGAGTCTCGGCGGATTGTTCGTGAGCTGAACCGCAAGACAACAGCATGAACGCAGCCGCCGTAGCTCACCTCACCGCGAACCTCGACAAGCTCATCTGGCCCGGTGACGACACCCATGATGCTGTGCCCGTGACCATCCCAGGCATCAGGCAGTCAGCGATACCACCCGAGGTTGCCGACAGGTTCGCGCAAGAAGCCGGTATGCCCCATAGCAATATCGCGCGGCTGATCGTCGAAGCCGAAATGCACAGCCTCGACCAAGCAGGGTTCGAGATCAACACCAAAGCCGAAATAGCAGCCCTCAGAACAACAGCCGCCACCGAACAACCCCGACACCGCCAAGTATCCATCACCTGCAACTCCTGCCACCAACCCATCATCCGCAGCTTCAACATCGACGCCGAAAAACCGATGGTGAGTGGACCTGCGTTGCTCAGTGCGCTGAAGTTACTTGATACGGCATGTCCTCACGGGAGAATCGCATGAAGGTCTGGGCAGTCCTCCGCAGCGTTGAATACGAGGGCAGTGAACTCATTGGCGTATGCGACAGCCTCGAAACCGCCAAGGAATTGGCCAACTCCAGGGCCTCAGAGCCGCCATACGAACCATGCGCATGGTCGACATACGACGTGCATGAAGTCGAACTCAATACGCTTCCTGATCACGCTTGCGTCGCATGGCTCAACATCAAAGGCTGGAACGCATGAGCGACGAATTCGGCATCAACGAGGGACTTCCTGGCGTCGGTGAGAACCTGACGGGCTGGCTCAACGGCATCTATCAGGCGCCAACACTCGGCATCAACTTCCGTGAACCCTGGCCGATCCTGGAGCCTGACACATGAGCGGCTTCGACGACATCATCGCAGGCGCACAACGCCTCAAAGCCCAAATCCCAGACAGCGCACGCCAACACGCAAACCCAGACTGGGTGCCCGGACCGGAACTCAAAGCACAAGCGTTGGCCATGCTCTGCCACGCCATCCTCAACGCGCTCAATAGCCCACAACTCCAGCCGCTCATCGTCAAGTCCTCACTGCGACCCACTGGGTGGACAATCGAAGTGGACCTCATGCCGCCCAGTGAGCACAGTGACATCGAGGTTGTTGGGCCACAAGGACAACAGCTCTAGCCCATGCCCAGCCCAGGCACATCCAAAGAACGCGGCTACGACCACAAACACCGCAAACTACGCGACCAGATCAAAGCATCAGTCGACGCAGGCCAAACAACATGCTGGCGATGCGGAATCCAAATCCACAAAGGCGAACCCTGGGACCTCGGCCACGACGACGACGACCGAACCAAATACCGAGGCCCCGAACACCAAGCCTGCAACCGCTCCACCCGCAGCCGGCAGACCATCATGACCGGCCCACCCGTCGACACCACCCGCGACTGGTGACATAACCGCAGGTCAGACCCCTTAGCCGACGCATAACAGCAGGTCAGGGCACCGGGGGGTGGGTCCGCCGCGCGGAAACCGAGCCCAGACACAACCCCTGGCCAGTGGCCTTTTCCCTCTCGAGACAGGCAGAGTCCCGGGACTTTGACTCAGGAGGGCTGATGCAGCGTTCATGCGCCGTTTGTTCGGCCCCGTTTGAGGCTCAGCGTCCGCAGGCGAAGTATTGCGGGGATACGTGCCGGAAGCGTGCTCAGCGTGGTGGTATCGCGGATACGGCATCGCCTGCGCCGCAAGTTGATCGTCCGACTACTGGCCTGCTCGATGCGGTGCAGGCTGAGTTAGATGCGGCTGGTCGGTCGAATTCGGTTGCGGGTCAGCATGCGTTGGAGTTGGCCAATCGGATTGTGAATGCGCCGGGGATGAATACGGGTGTGGCGGCGTTGTCGAAGCAGCTGCAGGCGGTGCTTGCGGAGGCGTTGAAGAATTCGGCGACCGCGGTGAATCCGTTGGACGAGTTGAGAGCTAGGCGTGACCTTAAGCGCGCAACTGGTTGAGCCGGCCTACGCGAACTTCCCAACGTGGAAGCAGACGCTTGGGCCTGAGGTTGCGGACTTGTGCGAGCTGGCGGGGTACATCCCGGATGATGAGCAGCGTTTAGCTCTGGATGCGATGTTCGCGCTGGGGCCGGATGGGTTCAAGCCGTCATCGTTTGAGTTCGCGGTGATCTGTGCGCGGCAGAACATGAAGACCGGGTTGATGAAGATGGCCGCTCTCGGGTGGCTGTTCGTCACGGATCAGCAGTTCATTGTGTGGTCGGCGCACGAGATGGACACCACCCGCGAGGCTTTCCGTGATCTGGTGAACCTGATCGAGAACTGCCCGCCGTTGGCGGCGAGGCTGGCGCCAGGTCCGACGAACGGCATCCATCGTGGCAATGGCACTGAGGCGATCGAACTTGCACCGTCCGAGGCTTGTCCGAATGGGCAGCGCATCAAGTTCAAGGCCCGGACACACTCTGGTGGTCGTGGGCTATCTGGTGACAAGGTAATTCTCGACGAGGCGTTCGCGTTGAAGTCGGAGCATATGGGTTCGTTGATGCCTACTTTGTCGACACGGGCTGAGGCGCAGATTGTCTACGGCTCGTCTGCGTGCCGACCTGAGTCGGAAGTGCTGCGCAAGATCGTGGAGCGTGGCCGGGCTACTGATTTTGAGAAGCGTAAGCGGCTCGGGTACATCGAATTCTGTGCGCCTGAGGATTCGTGTGAAGACGCCGAGTGTCCGCATTACGCAGGATTCGCGGGATGCGCCATGGATAAACGTGAGTATGTTCAGATGGCGAACCCGCAAGCTGGCCGCCGCATCTCGTGGGATTACCTTGAGGCTGAGCGTGACGGCTTGGATCCGCTGGAGTTTGGCCGTGAGCGGATGGGCTGGCATGACAAGCCGTTCGTCGCGGATGGTCCGCTCATCTCGCGTGATATGTGGCGCAGCAGGTGGGATCCGAAGTCGCTGATCAGTTCCCGGCTCGCGTTCGGTGTCTACGTCAACAAGTTGCAGACAAAGGCGGCGATCGGTGTCGCTGGGTATCGCGAGGACGGCAAGATCCACGTCGGCATTGTTCCCGCGGCGCACGGCGGTGTGGTTGCGTCGGCGCCGGGGATTGAGTGGATACCTGCGCGCATGGCCGAGTTGAAGGATTCTTGGCGGCCTGCGGCGTGGGGTATTGATGATCGCAGTGCTGCCGGTTCATTACTGCCGGCGATTGAACAACTCGGCATTCAGATCGAGAACGCTACCCCAGCCAACGTGGCCCGGGCGTGTCAGACGATCTACACCAAGGTTGTCGAGGATGGGTTGTACCACCAAGGGTCCAAGCCACTTGCGGACTCGGTGACCTCGGGCATAATGCGCGACCTTGCAGACTCGTGGGCTTGGGACAGAAAAGATCTCAAGTCCGACATCGTGCAACTGATGGCGATCACGCTCGCCGTTGGTGCGCTGGAAACTGCGCCGCCTCCCACTGACGTTTGGAGCTTCTACTCGTGACAGCCGAATGGGCAGTGTTCACCGCTACCGCTGCGGTGGTAGTGGTGTCGATCGCCTTAGTGGTTGTTGGTGTGGCGATGCTTGCCGGATCGGGCTGGGCATTCGTCTCGGCGGGGTTCCTTATTGGCCTGTCGGGTGTTGCGGTCGGCGTGTTGCTCTTGCGGGATGGCGGGCCTAAGCCGTGAGGCTGATTGATCGCTTGGGCGGTTCTCGTCAGCCTGAGCGCCTGACCGTGGACGAGTACGGCCAGATGGTTAGCATGTACATGCAGTCTGGGCTGGGTTATCAAACCCCGTCACTGATCCAGACTCTTGCCGGTACTGGCACTGAGCGGCCGGCCGATAACTTTCAGGGCCTCGCCCAGCAGGCGTACGCATCGAACGGTGTGGTGTTCGCGTGCATGTTGGTGCGGCAGCTGGTGTTTTCCACTCCGCGTTTTCAGTTCCGGCGGTACAACAAGGGGCAGCCGTCTGAGATTTTCGGCGATCGGACGCTCTCTCTGCTGGAGCGGCCGTGGCCCGGTGGCACGACGCAGGACTTGTTGGCGCGCATGATTCAGGACGCCGACCTGGCTGGTAACTCGTACTGGGTTCGCCAGGGTGACGAGTTGGTGCGGCTACGCCCAGACTGGGTGCAGATCGTGGGCCGACCTCGCATCATCAACGGCGGCCAGGTTGGTTGGACGAAAGTCGGATACCTGTACACCGAGGGCGGGATAGCTTCACGGAACGATGGTGTCCCGTTCCTGGTGAACGAGGTTGTGCACTTCGCGCCGAACCCTGATCCACTGGCCGTGTTCACGGGCATGTCGTGGTTGACGCCGATCGTGCGCGAGATTCAGAACGATCAGTCGATGACGCGACACAAGCGCAAGTTTTTCGACAACGGTGCCACCGTGAACATGATCATCAAGCATAGTCCGGCTGCGGATCCAGCGGCCGTGATGAAGTGGTCGGCCGAGATGCAGTCGAAGCATGGCGGAACTGAGAACGCATACAAAAACCTCAACCTCTATCCGGGTGCCGACGCCACGGTTGTTGGATCGAATTTCAAAGACATCGACTTCAGGAATGTGCAAGGCGCAGGGGAGACCCGCATCGCTGCCGCCGCGGGCACCCCGCCGATCATTGTCGGATTATCTGAGGGGTTGGCCGCGGCAACGTATTCCAACTATGGGCAGGCTCGCCGCCGGTTCGCCGATGTCACGATGCACCCGTTGTGGCAGAACGTTGCCGGGTCGATTGAGAACGTCGTTCCCGCCCCGGACTCTGCGTCGATGCTGTGGTGTGACACCAGCGATATCCCCTTCCTGCGCGAGGACGAAGCGGACGCCGCGAATATCGCGGCGGTGCAGGCGTCGACCGTGAACACCTACATCACAGCCGGATTCAAGCCCGACTCGGTTATCAAGGCGGTCACTTCGGGCGACCTCGGCTTGCTTGTCGATTCCGGTCTGCGCAGCGTGCAGCTCATGCCTGCCGGATCCACACCCAATGGGTCGTCTAGTGAAACCAACAACGCGCCACCACTCGCGCTCCTGAGGAGGAATAGTGACGGCTCCACCAGTCTCGAAAACACCCCCGCGCGATGATGTCTGCCGCTCGGTTCCATTCGCCCTCACACGCGAGGGTGATGACCCCGGCGATGGGCGCACCTTCTCGGGCTATGGCGCAGTGTTCAACTCGCCTACCCGGATCGACTCATGGGAGGGCACTTTCGATGAGCAGATCGCGCCCGGTGCGTTCCGCAAATCGCTGCGGGAACGGACCCCTAAGTTTCAGTTCGACCATGGCCACCATTCGCTGATCGGGTCCGTTCCGATCGGTGTCATTGAAGACATCCGCGAGGACGACAACGGCCTGTACGTCGAAGCCCGCCTCGGGCAACACATCCTGATCGACCTCATTCGTGAAGCCATCTCGACTGGGGCGATCGACGGAATGAGTTTCCGGTTCAGTGTGGTGCGCGATGAGTGGCGCGACGCCGAGGGCAAGGTTGTCAAACCCGATGAGGTGGAAGAAGTCCTCTGGACGGGTAGCCGCGGCATTCTGTTGCGCACCCTGAAGGAAGTGAAAGTTGCCGAGGTTGGTCCCGTTGTGTGGCCTGCCTATTCGGACACCACCGCGGCCGTCCGGTCGACTGGCATCGCCCAGGTTGACCGTGAACGCCTCAATGAACCAGAGCAGCGCCGACTGCTCGGAGAACTTCTCCTGCTTGCGGAAGCGGCAGTAGACAGCGCCCCCGAACGGGGCGAGTCCGATGATGAGCCGCAAGACACCCCAGAAGGGGCCGTTGAGCACTCGGACGAGGACGACGACGAGCCGCAATCCACCCCCGATGGGGCCGGAGAGCACGAGTCGAATCCCGCCGACCCGCCGCCTACTGATGCGGTCGACGAATCCCTGAGGGCCGCTGAGGAGCGGCTGTACATGGAAGCTCTCGCCACCGTACGGACGGCGCGGGAATCAACCCCCCCAATGAAAGGACTGTGACATGTCTGTCGAACTGACACATCAGCAGGCCCTCCACCGCGAGAAGGACATCCAGGACGAACTGGAGCGGCTGAAGGGTAAGAAAGACAAGACCTCCGATGATCACGCAGCGGTGCCGAAGCTGCTTGAGGAATTCCGTTCGGTGCACGCGCACCGCCTGGACCTTGAGCACGATGCGGCACTGGACGAGATCCGTTCGGCCGCTGGCGGTAGCACCGCCACTCCCGCCGAAGGTGGCGAGCACAAGGGTGCCGCCATCGTCGACGAAAAGCGGTTCGGTGCACAGCCGGGCAGCATGGGCAAGTTCCGCAACCCGTGGGACACGTCCAGCATCCGTTTCGACGGCACCGGCAACCGCAGCGAACTCCGCTCGCGCGCACTGGATTGCGTCGAGCAGATGCCCTTCGCCGATGACAAGGTGCGCGAAGCTGCCACCAAGTTCGTCGAGCGCGGCGGATCCGGCAAGGTTGTGGATATGGTGCTGGCGACAACCTCGCCGCTCTATGGCGAAGCTTTCGCCAAGGTGATCCGCTCCGAGGGGCAGATGGCCGCACTGAGCACCCTGGAGCAGGGCGCCATCTCCCGTGCAATGTCGCTGACCGACAATGCCGGCGGCTACCTGGTTCCGTTCCAGCTGGATCCGTCGGTGATCCTGACGGCCAACGGTTCGGTCAACCAGGTGCGCCAGATCAGCCGTGTGGTTACCGCGACTGGCGACGTGTGGAACGGTGTTTCGTCTGCCGGCGTGACCGCCTCGTGGGATGCGGAAGCTACCCAGGTGTCGGATGATTCGCCGACTCTGGCTCAGCCCAGCATCCCGGTCCACAAGGGCCAGGCGTACGTCCAGGTCTCCCACGAGGTTGCGGCCGATGCGCCGACCCTCGCCAATGAGATCGCCTCCATGGTGGCGTTCGAGAAGGACCGCCTGGAGTCGGTGGCGTTTGTCACTGGCGGTGGCTCGGGTGAGCCGACCGGCATCATCACTGCCCTGACGGGTGGATCTTCGGTGGTTCCTTCGGCAGGTTCGGACACGTTGGCGATTGCCGACGTGTACGGGCTTGATGCTGCGCTGCCTGCCCGGTTCGCCGCGAATGGTTCGTGGTTGGCGCATCGTGCCATCTACAACCGGCTCCGTCAGCTCGACACTGGCGGCGGCAATGCGCTGTGGGGACAGTTGGCCGACAGCCGCAAGACCGAACTGCTGGGACGCCCGGATTACGTGGCTGAGGCAATGGATTCAAGCCTCACCGCCCTGGCCGACAACCTCGTGCTGATCTTCGGTGACTTCCAGAACTTCGTCATCGTCGATCGTCTCGGGGCCACCATGCGGTTCATTCCCGACACCTTCGGCGCCAACGGTCGGCCCACCGGGCAGTCCGGCTGGCTCACCTACTGGCGAGTCGGAAGCGACTCCGTTAACGACGGAGCTTTCCGCCTCCTGAACGTCACCTAGCACGCCAAGTAGTCCTGATGGCAATGAGGTTCGACCCCATCAGGCTGCGCAGCACGCTAGATGAGATCCCTACCAATGCCTGGTCGCTGGCCAGCACCTACCGAGACACCGGAGTCCATCACGGATACCGGCGTGTGGTGCTGGTCAGCGCCGGCCATTGGCACCCCCACGCAGACCTGTTCGGGTTCGTGTGGGACGCAATGAATCAAGTTCGTGACGTAACACTGTCCATGCTGGAACCGGGCGGGTTTATCGCCCCACATCGGGATGCTGCCCCATGGTTTGAGCGGTGGCAGGTTCCTATCGTCACTTCCGGCGACTGGCACGGGCAGGATGTTCACGCCGAAGTGGGCGTTGCCTTCCCGGTGAAGCATTGGGAGCCGCACGCGGTGACCAATCGTGGGCGCAGTCCACGTATCCATCTCGTCATAGATCGGGACGTCGCCATCAGGCGAGATCCGTTGCCGTTCGAGACGTTCCCCATCCCCGACGACATGGCTGGTCTAGTCGATAGGAGTCGACAATGAGTTACCGCTGCACCGATCCGTTCATCTTCGCCGACCAGGTATTTCCCGGTGGCCTCCAGGTGGACGATGACAATCCGATCCTCAAGACGCATTCCGCGTTCTTCGCCAAGGTGGATGTACCGCCTGCCGTGAGGACTGAAACCGCCTCGGCCGCGCCGGGGGAGGTGCGGGTGACCGCGCCGGCCAAGAAGGCACCGGCCAAGAAGGCTGCGCCGAAAACCGAGCCGAAAACCGAGCCGAAGGACGACAACTGATGCGCACTCTCTATAACCAGTCCCATGTGGTCGAGGCGCTTGCCTATGACACGTACACCACTGGTACCAACGCAGGCACCTCCGTCGACACGGCGTTCGGGAAGAACAACTTCCGTGACGTCTTGTTTGTGGTGAATGCTGAACTGTCCGCCGACGCCGGTACGCACACCCTCTCCGTTGAGGAGTCTGCGAACGATACCGACTGGTCTCCTGTGGAGGCGTGGCGGATTCAGGGCACGGTGCCGGTGATCTCTACCGCGAATGACAATGCGGTGCATTACTTCGGTGTGCGTCCAACGCTGCGGTATGTGCGGATTGTTGCGACTTCGGCGAGCGCGGCGACTGGCCTGGATGTGGCTGCTGTTGCGGTGCTGTCCAGTGGTAGCGATAACCCGCCGGTTCGCGCCTGATTCATGGCTGAGCTGTCGCATTCCGATTTGCCTGCTGCGGTGTTGGCGCGTTTTGCCGATAACCCGGCGGCGCAGTTGGCGATCAATGCGGCGTTGGCTGCGGCGCGCCGGTATTGCGGCTGGCATGTTTCCCCCGTGCAGACGGGTGTGGCGTTGGACTTGGATGGCCCGGGTGGCCGTGTGTTGTCGTTGCCTTCGTTGAATCTGATTTCGGTGGCTTCCGTTGTGGAGTTGGGTGAGTCGGTGGATGTGTCGCAACTGGACAGGTCGCGTCGGAAGGGCACTCTCACGAAGCGGTGGGGGTGTTGGACTGGTCGTGATGGCGGGATTGTTGCCACGGTGACGCATGGCTTCACTGAGGCTGAGGCGGCGGACTGGCGTGCCGGTGTTATCCGGCTTGTTGGTCTGCGGTCGAAGTTGTCTCAGCGTGATGATCCTTCGATGGCGAGCAAGAAGATTGATGACGTCGAGTATCAGTGGTTCCAGACGATGATTTCGACGGATGAGGAATTGGCGTCGATGTTCTCGGCTTTCCGGATTCTGCCTAGCCCATGAGTTTCGGCGATCAGTCTTTGACGTTCGTTTCGGTCACGGATGGTCCGCCGGATCGTAATGGCGAGCCGACTCGTGTGGAGACGGATGTGGTGGTGCCGGAGTGCCGGTTTCGCCCACTGAAGACGGCTGAGAAGGTTGCGTCTGGGGTGGCTGATATTGCTACCGAGGTGTGGCAGGCAACGTGTCCGCCTGCGCAGGTGGTGGTTGATGCGAAGGCTAACGACGCTATCAAGTATCAGGGCAAGGTGTTTCAGATCATTGGCGGTGCTCAGCCGTTCACGGATTTTAGCGATGTGGTTCACAAGGTGACTGTGACCGCGCAACGTCAAAGTTAGGGGTTCTGATGTCGGAGAGTGTTGTTCAGGTGCCGGTTGTGGTGATCAAGGATGGCAAGTCGGTGGTGTATGAGGCTGGTTCGGAGAACGCGCCCAAGCCCCCGAAGGCGAAGGTAGAGCCGAAGCCGAAGGATGATGGCGCGCAGTCGGGTTCGTGAGTCTGATCGGCAGATTCAGGCCGAGATTGAGGCTGCTATTCGGGCGTCGGCTGAGTCTCAGGCTGAGATCCGCGAGGGGTTGACGGAGCGGGCTAAGGAGGTTCGCGACCATTGGCAGCGGATCGCTCCGGTTGATGATTATGACTATCGCGAGTCGATCAAGCTGGATAAGGGTTTCACGATGGTCGACGGCCTGCCTGCGAAAACTGTTCGCGCTACTGACTTCAAGGCGAACTGGATTGAGTACGGCACGGGTGATCCGTTGCCGACTCCCGAGTTTGCGCCTGCTCGTAAGACTGCTGCTCGTTTTGGTGGGACGATTGGGCCGAAGGATAAGGCGTGACTTCGGTCGAGTTGTATGACTATGCCCCACCGTTCGGTGGCGAACTGTTGGTCTCCTGGCTGTCAGTGTTGCGTACTCCGGGCAATGTGTTGGTGCCGGTGCGTCGTC